CGTGTTCGCCGCCGCCGAGTCCGCGAGCAGGGTTGTGACCGGCAGACGGCGTTCCTCATAGACCGCGATGTTGTCGTCGTACTTCCAACCGCCAACCGCACCGTAAGCGTCGGTGACCTCCACCACGTTCGTCAGCGTGTCATCATCCGATTCTGTTTCGATCGTGTCGTACCGGGCCTGCGCCACCGCGACGTCGAACGACCCATCGTTGTAGTCGAGGTCCGGGTCGTCGTAGTCGCCGTACAAGAAGTCGTAGGACGGGACGAAGTTGTTGACCCGCGAATCGGCGTCACCGAAGTAATAGTCGGGTGTGATCTCCGCGACGGCACCCGGGTTCGCCGCCGCCCGTCCGAGGAACGTGGCGCGTCCCTCCTTGTCAATGAAGAACAGTCCCCATTCCGAATCGGTCACCAGTTTGATCGCGTCCAGCACCCGTTTCTCTCCGGCGGCGTCCTGTTCGACGAGGGCGCTCGTGTTCGTGTCAATGTTGCGAAGCGCGGTAGGCCACGGTGGGCGAAGTCCGAACGGTCCGGTGTCGTCGAGCAGTAGCCCGATACGGGTGTCGGTTGCCTGCCCGTTCGAGCCGAGGGTCGTCTGATCGACCGTGTAGTTCTGAAGCAGGTTGAGGACGTCGGAGCAGGTCAACACGACCTCGGTGTTCTCCGTGTTGCGAACGAAGTTCTGTGTCCAGCGGGTCGTCTGCCCTCGGTAGATGACGGTCTCGGCGTCGGACCAGTCGGCGACGACACGGATCGGGCGACCCGGTTCGACGTTCGGGTAGTACGGCGAGCCGGTGTTGTTCGGCAGGAACCGCGAATCGGGATCTTCAAACACGACGGTGAGTGAACCCGACTCCACGTTACGGATGAGGAAGTTGTCGTTGCCGCGCCGTATGCGAAGCGACGAGACGTAAGGGGTGACGTCGGTCCAGCCGGGGTTCGGGTCGAGCGCCGCAATTTGTGCGCCGTAAGAGACGTCCGAGTTGTAGTCGAGTTCGGCCTGTTCATAGGCGGGTGCGGTCCAACCGATCTCAACCTTCACGACGGGACGGTCACCGGCACCGAACCCTTGATAGGTGTAACCGACCGAGTCGTAGACAACGCCCGCCTGTTGGTAGGTGGCGGTCACGAGCGCCAGTTGCTTCCGTTACGACGCTCCCACTCCTGAATCGCCTTGACGATCTGACGGCCCGCTTCGGCGGGGTCTCCGTAGGCGTGGACGTTGATGTTGTAGACCGCGCCACCATTACCGCTCATTGCGGCGGTTTTGCCGGCTGAGACGACCGTTCCGGTCTCTGACGGTACAAAGAGTTCCGGTCCGGCTTCGCCGACGAGGTACGGGCGGCCGCCGCGGACCGGTCCGCCACGAGCACGGCCGGGAATCGTGAGCATTTGGCCGGGATGGATGAGTGTGCCGGAAATGTTGTTTGCCTGTTGAATCTCACGCCAGCGGGTGCCGGAGCCGAGTTCGCGGGCGGCGATAGCCCAAAGACTGTCGCCACGTTGCACCGAATAGCCAGACGGGGCCGCAACCGGCGCCGACGGAACAGACGCGCTAGGTGCCGCGCTAGGCGCCGCGCTAGGCGCCGCGGACGGTCTCGCTGCACCTCCACCGCCGCCACCCCCGGAACTCGCGGGAGACGGCAAACTACGGACGTCTGGCAGCCTGCTTATAGCGGCGTTCAGGCCGGCGAGGAACTCGTCGAACGCGGTGCGGAGAGCGGTCTGAATGTCGGCCGCGAGTGTTCCGATGTCCTCGCGAAGATTGTCGAGGCGCCCTTGGAGAGCGGCGAGGGCAGAGCGGAGCCGGTCCACGACGGCGGCCTGTTCGCGAACATTTGCGGCTGCCTGAGCGATGGCCGATTGGAACATGGAGTCCACGACCGCAAACTGGTCTTGAACTGCCCCTTGTGCCTCGGCGATGTCGGCCCCGAAGATGACTTCGCCGGCGATCGCCGCGGTCTCTGCACCGATACGGCCGATTTCGTCCCGTAGGGCGAGGAACTCGGCGAACTCGGCGGAGCCGAGCGCGAGAAGGCGACGGGAGATCACGTTGCCTTGCGTCATGCCGGAAGCGACAACTTGAGCGATGACGTCGGTCGGGAAGCCGCGGTCTCGCAGTTCGATCAGATTGTTTCGGAATGTGCGGGCCTGAGCGAGCACGTTACCGACGTTCCCCATAACGCCGCCGGCACCAGCAAAGGTTCCGGCGTCTGCGCTCATGCTGGCAATCAGGCGATCTTGGAGACTCTTCTGTGCCTGTTCGAGGGAACCGACCTCTTTCTGCAAATCGCGGTAGGCGGCCAGTTGCGCGTCCAGTTGCTCGCCGAACGTGCCGCCGCCGCGACCCTCACCGTAAAGGAATGAGGCATATCGCTCATTCTCCCGGTTCAGGTCCGCTTGGGCTGACGCGAGGCTGCTTGTGGCGTCCGCGAGCCGCATTTCCACGTTCGCGATTTCCGCTTGGGTGGAGGCGACGCGACTTTGCAGGGAGGCGAGACGGTCAAACTCGACGCCGATATTGGCGAGGGTTTGCAGGAAACGGTCGCCGCCGGCGAGGCCAAGCGCCTCTGCCTGTTCGACGAGAGCCATTGCGGCCTGCCCGATGTCATAGAACCTGCGTTCGATTTCGTCGGCGGATGCTCCGAGCATGAACTCAAAGAAGTCGCGGCCCACAAGTTCGCTGCCGAGGTCGGCGATCTTTTCGGCGAGGCGATCCACCTCACGTTGCAGACGTTCCGCTTCACGGGCGGCCTCTTCTGCCGCCTTGTCCAGTTCGTCGATTGCGTCCACGGTGCCGCCTCCACCGGTGAACGAGTCGGACACTTCGTCTCCGGCGTTAGCCATTTCGCGGAGTGCGTTTCGAAGATCGAAGAGGGCTTGCACGGCCGGGCTGCGGGCGGCGAGCGCGGCCGGGATGTCGTCGAACACGGTCATCAGTCGGATTTGCGCGTTGATGAACTCGTCGAGGCCGTCGATGAGTTGGTCGAAGGCGGTGACGTCGAGCCCCAGTTCGACCTGCACGGACGGGTCGATTTTGTCGAGGATTCCGAGTTGTTGTGTCAGTTCCACTAACTGGCGTTTGTCGTAGCCGGCTGCCTCGCCCGCTTCGACGAGCATTCGGGCCGTGTCGTTCGCGGAGACTGTCGCGGAGTCCATCGCTTCTTGCGTGTTTTTGAGGGCTCGTTCGAGGTCGGTGGCGTGGACATAGGCGACATCGTTAGCGGCCGCTTCGATTCGCAAGAGGGCTTCGGTGTATGTGTCGCTCGTCGTGATGATGTCACGGATCGCCTTCTCCGGCAGTTTGCCTTCGAAGTCTTTGAAGACTTGGGCGCTGGTGACATATTCCTCGTTGAGTTCTTCGACCGCTTTGTGGTGATCTTCGTAGGCTTTGCCGACGTCTTTGGTGGCGACGAGGATGTTCTCGATTTCTCTGACGGTCAGTTCGCCCGCTTCGGCCTGTTCGTAAAGAGCGAGCGCGAACTCTTCGAGCGGGCCGCTCGCCGTGTTGTAGGTGGCGGCGAGTGCTCCAGTCGCATCGTTCATGTTTTGGAAGTTGCGGAACAGGTTCGACCCTTCAAAGTCAAATCCCGATTCGACAAGGTTGCGGAGCGCCTCTTGCCCCTCGGTGGAGAGAGCACCGAACTCGTCGAGGACGTCACGCTTCATCAGTTCAGCGTTCAGGACGGCGGCGCCCATGAACTCTTCGACACCATCTTCGGCGTCGGATGATGCAGCGGTGACCGCTTCCATGCCGGCGGCGATGTCTTGGAGACGGTCGACGACGGTTGAAGCGGGGTCGCCTGCCTCCACGAAGGCGGCGGTGAGTGACTCTTGACGGTCTCGCGCTTCTCGGGCTTCGCGATGGAACATGGCGGCGGCGGCCGAGATTGCGCCGATGGCGAGGGAGAACGCCATGAGCGCCGGGTGGGCCATTGCCGCGGCTTTTAGGGCGATCATCGCTTTAGTGACGCCGCCGATTGCGAGTGCGACCGGTCCGGCGATCGCGGCGACACCGGCGAGGGCGACGATGACATCCTTTGTGCCTTGCGACATTCCGCCGAACGCGGATGACACGGATGCCAGAATGCCGGAGACCCCTTCGAGCGCCCGAACGACGATCGGCATGATTGTCTGCCCGAACTCCAGAAGCAGGTCTTTCATTTCGGCGACCGCCTGCTGGAACTTGAAAGCGGTCGTTTCTGCCATCACGGAGAACGCTTGGTCGACGGTGCCGGTCGTGTCCGCCATGCTCGCAAAGATGGCTTCTGTGCCGGCCACGTTGGCGCCCATGAGGTCCATGACACCCTTTAGGGCGCGGACGTTTCCGAAGACGCTGGCGGTGGCTGCCGCGTTCCCGTCGAACTCGTCGGCGAGAAGTTTCAGGGTGTCGAGCAGCCCCTTCTCTTTGATATTGGCGCGGAGGAACTCGGATGAGAGCCCCATCGTTCTTAGCGCCTTCTCGGCCTGTTGCGTCGGCTTCAAGAGGGCGCCGAGGATGCCGTTGATTTGGGTGGCCGCTTCTGCCGCGTTAGTGCCGGTTCGGGAGAGGGCGGCGAATGCTGCACCAACCTCGTTGAACTGGACGCCCATCGCGGACGCGATCGGGAGGACACCACCCATTGAGCCGGCTAACTGGGAGGCTTCAAGTTTGCCTTCTCGGACGGCGGCGGTGAGGACATCGGTTGCGGCGGTCGCTGAAAGGGTGTCTGACCCGTAGGCGTTTAGGGCGGATGTTGCAAGGTCGGCGATTGTGGAGACGTCGCCGAGGCCGACGGCGGCCGCTTTCAATGACGCTTCGAGGGTGCTCGTCGCGTCTGCTCCGCGGAGACCGGCCGAGGTGATGAAGAACAGCGCGTTGCCGGCTTCCGTGGCGGATGACCCGAAGGCTCGCGCCATGCTCCGCACGGAACCTTCCATCGCTTTCACTTCGTCGGCGGCGACGCCCACGAGTCCGACAATGGACGCCATCGACTTTTCGAAGTCGGACGCCATCTTGACGGCGGCCACTCCCACGCCGGCGATTGGGAGGGTAAGCCGGGTGGTGAGCGTCCGGCCGACTTTTGTTGCGGACTGGCCGAAACTGCCGAGTCGGGCGCTGGCACGAGCAAGGCCGCTGTCAAGCCCTTTAGTGTCGGCGGTGATTACCGCCCGCACCCGCCCGATGATTGCGTCTGCCATGTCTACCGTTTCCGACTATTCCGCTGTTTCGCTACCTGCCTTTGGTGGTCCCTCTCGCCGGCTTCAATCTTGTGGAGCGCCATCCATTCAACCAACTCTGCACTCGACATTCGGTCGGACAGTTCGCCGACCGTCATCCCGAGTTCACGGGCGAGGTGGAAGAGGAAGCGGCGTTCCGGGTGTGTTACTCCATTTCCGTCAGGGAATCCAAGGAGCCTTTTCCCGCCTCATCCACGGAATCGCGGAGCACGGCGGAAACCGACAGACACTTTGCGGTCAGCCGGTCAATCACTTTGAACGACTTGTCGTTCAGTAGCCATTCCATGTCGTCGGCGCTGAACACGCGCTCGCCGGTGTCCGGATCGAAGCAGCATGAGGTGAGCAGAAAACCCCACAACGCTTCCTGCCGTTCCGAGTTCGAATGGTCGTCGTCCTCGGCATAGTTCGCCATTCCGGCCCGCTGCCGGGCAGACATGGAACGGATTTCGATTGCGACGCCCCATTCGGGGATGTCGACGAGTTCGCGGTCGACGTCTTCCGACGCTTTGATTCTGTCAACAATGGACACGGTGGTCACTCCTTGTGTTGTGGGTTAGGTCAGAAGGTGGTGCGGGTGACGTCCCCGGTGACTTGGAAGTCGGCCGAGTAGGTGACGACGTCGCCGACCGGGTTCGAGATTGAGAACGAGGTGAGGATGCACTCGCCCGTGTATTTCACGTTGCCGCCGGTGTCGCCGGCCGGGCCGTAAATGAAGGTGCGGCTCGCCGGCTCGGTGCCGATGAAGTAGCCGTCGACCGTTGCGTCCCAAATGCCGGACACCGAAAGGGTCGCGTCGCGGAGACCGACAATGTACGACTTCGACGTCGAGCCGAATGCGGTTGTCTCGGCTGTGTCAATCGTCTCCGGGAAGTCGACGCTGGTGAGCGTGTCGCTGATGTCCCGCGACGAGCCGCCGGTGTCGTCGATTTCGAAGTGGGTGGACTTGCCGTGAACGAAAGTGGGCATGGCTTTAGGGTCTCCTGTTGCTCAGTAACGGGCGAATACTACATTGAAGGTGATGCTGCCGGTTGTCGCCGACGAACTGGACGCGGTGACCCGGACGTACCGTTCCACCGTTCCGGTAACCGCTTTCTGCTCGGAAGTGACAGTCGTTGCTGTCACCGATGAGAAAGTGATGAGATCGGCGAACGTCAAGTCGTCGGCGCTGTCTTGCACCTTGATAACTACGGCGTCGTCGACCGTGTTCGCGGTGACATGCAGGTTTGCCATTCCACCGTTCGCGCTGGAAGCGGACTGGTCGACTGACGCGAGGTCACCGAGCGACCCGAATGCGATTGAGGCGCCCGTGGTCAACTGGACACCGGTTCGAAGCCCGTAGGTCAGATTCGCGGTGCCGTCGGTCGACGAGTTGAAGTCGGCGGTGACGGTCACAATGTCGGCGACGGGACTGGAGATCGCATAACTCGTTTCGTGCGCCTTCGCGGCGACTGCCCGATTGCCGATCGTGCCGGCGTCAAGTAGGACTGACACGATTGGGGTTGTTGCTGAACCGAGGATCGCGGACAGTTCCTCGTCGGAGCCGTCCGCATCTTGCGCGAACATGCCGGAGAGGGAGAGCGTCGCGTCCGCGAGTCCGACAATGTACGACTTGGAGGATGACCCGAATGCGGTCGTTTCGGCCGTGTCGGTGGTGGCTGAAACGTCGACGCTGTTGAAGTAGGCGCTCAGGTCGAACTCGTCGAGAAGGACATTCGTGTTTTTGCCGTGAACGAACGTGGGCATCAGAGTTCATCTCCCGAATCGTTGTCGAACGCCCACGGTTCCGGAGCGTCCTCTTCCATGTCGGCCGGCTTCTCATCGGCCGCCTTCTTGCCGCGGGCCGGCTTAGCGGTGTCCGGTTCGAGCAGACCCTTGTCGATTAGCCATTGCGCTTTCTGGCCGGACATCTCGATCGTGTCGCCGGCTTCGTACCGCTTGCCGCCCATCGCGATTCCGCTAATGCCGTCGGCTCCGCCTGTCACCTTGTATCGCATACGACCTTCCGTGTTCGGGCAGGGGCCGTTGGTGACGGACGGTCACGGCGGACACCTGCGGCGACGAGCGCACTTCGGTTCGAAGGTTACCGCTTGCGGGGAGGGTGGCGTTGTACCGGTTTCGGCGACATTCTTCAAGATTTTTTTCGTGCCCTGACCTGCACCTTCGCGACATATCCCAAAAAATCCCGGATATGGGGTTGACATCGGGAAGCGTATCCCGCATACTTGGAGACATGAGCAGCACCACCACCACCACCCGCCCCGCCACCATCCGCGCCCGCGCCTACGTCGTGGACGGGGTCTACCACTACGACATCGTCGCCGACATCCACGACACCGGCGAGGTGATCATCGTCGAGCGGGCCCGCTACATGGGGTTCGCGATGAGCGCCGCCGGGATCGCCACCGACGGGGACTTCCACAATGACCCGCTCGCCGCCGGGTGGGTCATGGCCGAGGGCAGCGTCACCCGCTGACCACCACGAGACAAGGAGACCACCACAATGACTGACTGCACCGGACATCACTACCGCCGAGACCTCAGCGGAATCAAGGAAGGGGCTTGGCTCGTCCTCTGCGACGGATGCGAGGTTGCGACCCTCGTCGAAGGTACCCGTCAGGTTGACGCCTACCCGTCGGCTCTCGACGCCGAAGCGGCCCTGCTGGTTCGTATCGCGGAGGCCGGTTGACATGGCGCGGGTAACACTCACCGGCAACGCCCGGTTCTGCGCCAGTCACGCTAACGCGATGGCGACGTTCGCCGCGCTCCGCGACGCCGAAGCGTGGGCCCGCGAGGCGCTCGAAGCCGATCCCACTCTTGGCGGCGTCACCGTCACCGAAGAGGTCGAACTGTCGGTCGACGGCGCGGCCTTGTGGGAACCGTTTGCGGCGGGACGTCTCACCGATTCACGCGGACCGCTGGAACTGGAGGGCTGACGATGAAGGGCCGGAAGTGGACAGACGAAGAGCGCCGACTGTTTCAAGAGCAGAGGCTCCGCGCTCAGACCGTTCCGGACCGCCGGAAGAAGGACGCCCGCGAGGCGTGCCGCAAGCCGGTCGACGACACCGACCGCTGATTGCCCGTGCACGGCCCGCTCAATCGTGTCCGGCACCGTGAGGCCGGCGGCGGCCTAACGTCGCTCAGACGGGAATCTGGCGGCCTCTCCGGCCAGCCGATTGCAAGGTGCGGTGGACTGCCGCCACTAATCGTGTATTATGGGGCGAACTCCGACATAAAGGGGAAGACATGACAGGGATTGTGGAACGGCTCAGACAGCAACGCCACTATGTTGCCGACGGCCTGCCCGAACTACTCGAAGCGGCCGCTCGCGAAATCGAAGAACTCCGCGACAAGTGCGAAACGTACCGGCAGGCATCTCAGTATCTCGGGGTTGGCAGTTCGTCGGTCTCGTGGAGCGACGACACCTAACGGGCCGCTTCTGGCCCTTCGGTGCTCCGGTTCTCAGACTTGCATCGCGGACATCGAATAGCCCAAGGGGCCGTCACCATTTCGGCGAGCAGTTTGCCGCAACCGGCGCAACGGACCGACAGGCGGGTTATCCGGGCGCTCTCCGGCCGGTGCCTCAGTTCGGCGTAAGGGTCCGGCGGAATCATCGGTTCTTCTGGACACGAAAGTTTTGCGAGAAGATGATGCGGTCTTGCGAATCGCGCTCCAGCGGGAACGGTGACTGAATCGCCGTCACCCGCTGATAGTTCGAAGAGGTCACCGTCTCGTTCACGATCGCTTCCAGTTCAAGCCAGACAGACAGGGCGAGCGCGTGAGTTGCCGAATAGGACGCGCCACGGGTGAGCACTTGAATCCGCGGCTGCTCCATTTCGTACAAGCCGCCACCCATCGTGTTCACCGGCGCCTCTCCACCGGTCTCGAACAGGGCGACACAGGTTGCCGGTTCGTCAGGCAGCCGGCCAAGGAAGAGGCTCGTGCCAAGCGTCAGGCTTCCAATCTGCGCCGCGAGAAGCGTTCCAATGTCGTCGAGGATCGCCATGTCATCCCACCGAATAGATTGCCCGGATACGGTCGACGAGCGGCTGCGGCCAGAACGCGGTCGCTTCCAAGTAGGGCTCTTCCAGATACTTCGCCTGCCGGCCGCCCTTGTGACGGTAATCGGTCCGCTCGTGCTGCACGATCGCGTAAGGGGTGGCGGTGTCACCGTAAGAGATGGTCGCCGACATGGTGAGCCCATCTTCGAACTCAATCTCGCGGGTGGAGCGAAGGTTGCCGGTGTCAATCGGCACTAACTGGCCCGACTTGTTTCGAATCTGGACGGCGGTCGCATACAACGCCTGCGCCGCCGCTTTCCGAATGGCGGTGTGATGAGACGCCAAGGCGCGGTTCAGTTCCGCGATGCCGGTCACTCGGACGGAGGCCATTACGCCGCTCCCGCGCTAATCACGGCACATTGAAGCCCGTGCTCGTCTCGCCGGTAGTCGACCTTGATGATTCGGCGCTGCACGGCTCCGGGGAACGTGATGAGGTCGTCAGTTGTGAACGTGGTCGCGGTCACGCCGGGGACGTAGGCCACCCATTCCACAATCCGAGTTTCGGTGTCGGCCGCGTGGTCGGAAGAGGTGACGCGCTGAACGTAGGCTTCGTAGTTCGTCGACGACGCCGCGGACAGTTCGCCGTAGTTGTTGCGGGTCGTGGTCGCGAGCGAAACGGTCTCTTTGCTGAGCCCAAGCAACTGTCTGTAGAAGGCGCTCGCCGCGTATCCCATCAGTCCGCTCCGGGTCCGAAGTATTGCAAGCCCTGAATGGTCTGCGTCCTGCCGCCGTCGCGCACGTTCTCAAACTGGCCGGCCACGAACCATGACCGGAAGATGTCCGAGTTCTCTTGGTCAATCTCCTTGTCGGAGATCGTGATGCCGCCCGCGTAAGGAACGGGGACTCCACCTTCCCGGCCGGAGAGCGCCTTCAAGGCTGCGGCTTGTTCACGGTAGGCGCCGGCTCGCTGCGACATGCTGACCGAAAGGTCACCGATGCTCTTGTCGGCCTCGCGGGCCAGTTTCGAAGCGATCGTAAGGCAGCACCGGTAGGCGGCGTCGTAAAGGGCGGTCGTTCCGGTGGAGGTGCCGGACGCCTCGGTGTTCACCCAAGCGATCTCTTCGTCGGTGAGCAACTGGTCGTCGGTGTCGGTGTCGCCGATAAGGAACCGGATGGCGTCACGGGCGTTTGCGGCAGGGTCGCCGCCGTAAGTCCAACTCACGAAATGCTCCCATCATAAGACACGACCTCAGAGCCGGACAGTCCGACCGAAGCGGCCGTGTTCTCCCATCGCGAGTTGCCGGCATCCCAATACAGACGGTCGCCATCTTGAAGGTTCGACAGGAAGATGTCCTCGGTCTCGGTCAGTTTCGCACCCCATGTCGGACGGACGACAAGCGTCCCATTCGACTTCGAGTTCAGCGCGAGCGCAACCGTCACAATATTGTTCGGGGCGGTCGGCGCGGTCGCGGTTAGGCCGCCGGCCGTCGAAGCGGACGCGAACAGGATGTCGCCCGCCGAGTAGCCGCTCGTGTCGACGCTCATCAGTTTGCCGAAGTGGAGGACATGGAAGAAGTCGCCGACCTCGGCATCCTTCGCGGCGAGTCCGAGAATGCGCTTGGAGTCGTAACTCCCGTCAGCGGTGAACGGACGGACAAGGATGTGACCGGACGCGCCTTCGGTGCCGTGCGCGTAGACCACTTGCCCGCGTGTCACCGCGGCGTCTGCCTTAACGTAGTAGTAGACCTCTTGCCCGATGTGCGCTTCGACAGGGACGTTCGACCCGTTCGACAGGTACAAGTGGACGGTTTCATAGGTTTCGTCCCAAGCCATCTGGCCGACGTCGGAAATCGGCTGATTGTTCGCGACGTCCAGTCTGATCTTGCGGGTCTCAACCTCGCCGATCAGTCCGATGTCATTAGTCAGTCTGTTCCCTTGTCCCATTAGCCAACCTCACCTGAAAAAGATCGAGCCGGACGGCGTGCCCGTTACGACATCCACGAAGATGCCGCCGTCACACTTCACGCCACCGGGACCGAACCACAGTTCGTCATGCCCGCCGTTGCTGGGGTCAGACGACGCGATGAACGTCCCCGTGTTGTCCGTGCCGTTGTGGATGTGAAGATGCACGTTCGACTCTGCGTCGTCGTTCACACCGAGACCGAGGAACACGCAAGTCCCAACCACGGCTTGCTGATCCACGCCGGTCAAGGCCACGACCTCAGCCGGACCATCGTTACTTCTCTGTCCCATTCATCTCTCCTCGTGAATGACGAAGGTCGGGACCGGGACCGTGCTGGACCCGATCCCGACCT